TATTTTTTTGATATATTTATAATATTATTATACTACTAAACATTAAGTTAAAAGAGGTATTTTGATATATTTTACATATATATAGGGGAAAAATTAATTTTTTATCAAATTATGTTGGAAAGTAATGCTATATTGATAGCTTTCTGCTACAATTTAAGAAAAATAAAAAAGGGAGTATGGTGAGTTATGAAGAAAATATTAAGTATTATTTTATGTTTTGTGCTATGCGTTAGCATTGTTGGATGTAGTTCGAATTCAAGTAGCAATTCTGTTCAATCAAATTCAGAAAATGTTAAAGAGAATAAAAATTATTCATTAGAATTAACAAACGGTACATTTAAAGTAGGTGAAGATTTAGATCCTGGTAAGTACATACTTGTAAAAAATGAAGGTGAATTTATGGGTAGTTTTGATATTACAACAGATACTACAGGAGATATAGAATCTTCTATTGATTCTAATGCCTTTGAGAACTTTACCTATATAAAAGTCAGAAAAGGTCAATACTTACAATTAGATAAATGTACTTTATATATTCCAAGTGAATTAGGAGATAAATTTGATTTTTCTAATGAAAAAGAACTTACAAACGGAATGTTTAGAGTTGGAAAAGATGTAGAACCAGGAGAATATAAGCTAGAAATAGTAAGCGATGACGATAACGCTCAAGGCTGGTATTCTTTATATAATAATTTAGGTGGAGGTTATAAAGGTGGTCCAGACTTACAGGATTCAGATTATTTTTCAGGAAGTAAATTAATAACATTAAAAGAAGGGCAATATTTGAAATTAGATAGTAATACAAAAGTTATAAAATAGAAATAATATAGATAAACATCAGGGCAGTTTTACCAGCTGCTCTTTTTTAAGGAGGAAATAAGATGTATGCAATGTATTTAAGGAAAAGCCGTGCTGATGATAAGGATATTCCATTAGAAAAGGTCCTAAAAAATCATTACAATATGCTAACGGAATTAGCTGACAAGTTAAAAATACAGATAGAAGAAGAAAATGTATTTCGAGAAATAGAAACTGGAGATAGTATTTCTATCCGTCCAAAGATGCAAGACCTACTAGAAAAAGTGTCCGAGGGATTATATGAAGGTGTTTTTTGTACAGAATTATCAAGGTTATGTAGAGGTAGTAAGATAGACCAGGAAATTGTATCTAGTACCTTTACTGCTGCGGAATGTAAAATAATTACACCAAGTAAGACTTATGACCTTGCAAATAACGAGTTTGATGAAGAAATGGTTGACTTTGGACTGTTTATGTCTAGGAGAGAATATAAAACTATCACGAAACGTATGCAAAGAGGTCGTGAACAATCTGTAAAACAAGGTAAATACATAGGCTCTATTCTTCCTTATGGCTATAACAAGGAAAAATTAGATGGAGAAAATGGCTTTAAATTAGTTATTAATGAAGAAGAAGCACATATAGTAAAGCTGATATTTAAGTGGTTTCTGAAGGATAATGTTGGCGCTAGTATAATAGCGAAAAGGCTTAATCAAGGTGGCTATCCTACTAGAAGCGGTCGTGTATGGAGCTATAGTTCAGTAAAAAATATATTAACAAGCAATGTAGTAGCTGGATATCTTAAACATGGAGAAAGAAAATATAAGAAATATATAGATACAAAAGGTAATGTAAAAAAATCTAGACCAGTAAATAAAGACGCTGAATATTATAAAGGATTGCATGAGGCTATTATACCTTTGCACGAATTTGAGAAAGTGCAAGATATATTAAACTCTAGAAAGCAGCATAAATCTAACTTTGATTTGCCACTTAGCAATCCACTTGCTGGACTAATAAAATGTAGTGAATGTAATAGAATTATGGTAAAAAGGCCATGCCCACAGGGTAACTTTTTATATTGTCCTACTACTGGATGTAAAAACATGGGTTCTTATCTAGATAGAGTTGAAGAACATATTTTACAGGCATTATCAAATACATTATCTGATTATGAATATTATGTAGATAATTATGAGCAAGAAACGATAAAAGAAAAAAGAAATGTAGACAATGATCTAAAAAGAATTGAAAAAGAAATTGAGAAACTAAATAAGCAATTTGAAAAATGCTGTACATTCTTAGAACAAGATGTATATACTATAGAAGTTTTTAAAGATAGGACCAGCAAAATAAAAGATAAGATTAGAATACTAGAAGAAAATAAAAAAGTATTAGAAAAAGAATTTGGCGACGATAAAGTTATAAAAATAAAAAAACTAATACCTGAGCTAGAAAATGTATTAAAAAATTATAATACCCTTAGTATAGAAGGAAAAAACGAATTGCTAAAAAGCATTATAAAAGAGGCTATATATTCTAAAAAGAAAAAGTGTAAAAAAGGTAGTGGTGAGGATTATTTTGAATTAGAAATTACACTAAATATATAATTATTATGTATAGCATTGATGTGCATATGAATAAGTTCGTTGATGCTATACATAATAATAGCTAGAGAATATAATTTCCCTAGCTATTTTTATTACATCATTATTAATACAGCACTTGCTACTCCAATTCCTAAGTATGCAATGCGCCCTGCTACTTCTAAGATAATTTTATTCATACGCCTACCTCCTGTTTATTAAGAGCATCGACCTTATATGGAATATTTATACAAATTTTAGAAAAATTTTTTCAAATTCGCTTGACTATTGGTAACCAATAGTATATTATATAAGTATAATAAATAATAAGAAAGGGGTTAAGAAAGATGAAAAAGAATTTAATGAAAGAAGCTCATAAAATGACAAAAGAAATAAAAGAACAATATCCAGAAGTAGATTATCAAGCTCAATTAGGTTTATGCTTATCTTTCTTAGCTCAAGAGAGTAAAAAGGAAGGGGAAAAGAAAATGACAATAATAAATAGAAAAAAATTCTTTAATGAGGTTAATAAATGGGATATATATAAATATCTAGAAAATAACTTTACAAAAGAAATTATACATCATTCATTAGATGTAGGAAAAAATATATATGAAGTAAGATTTTATTTAGACGAAACTAAAAAACATATATTTTTACATTGTTACCATGATGAAGACGGTTGGAGAGATTTCGATTATTTTGTAGGGGGTTTATTAAGATTTGTAAAAGAAAGTGAAGAAAATAAAGAAAAAGCAACTGAAATGTTTAGATATTTCGATTGTGTTGAATCAGAGTAAAGGAGAAATAACATGGAACAAAGAAATTTAAAAGTAAGTTGTTGTAAAGCTGGAGGCAATGCAAGTAAAAATGCATTGTCTTACAAGTTAACTCTTCCAGTAGCATGGATTAAAGAAATGGGTATTAGTCCAGAAGATAGGGAAATAACAGCTACTTTTGAAAACAATAAAATTATAATAGAAAAGGGGAATAAAAATGAAAGCTTATAAAACAAGAACTTGGAATGATTACAAAATCTTAAAGGAGGATTCTATCAACACAGTTGATGTAAGTGAAATAGCAGAAGTAAAATTAGCTGAAAAAAATGGGGAACAATATATATTTGGAATAACAAATCATATAGATGACATATGGTGGCAAGGGTTCAAATTAGAATATGAATACGATGGTAGAGATTTATTTGAACTTTATCATCTATATAGAGAAGATTACATAATAAATAATCGTTAAATATTAATTTTTATCAAAATAAAAAGGACTAGAGTTATTCTAGTCCTTTTCTGCAAGCAATTTTATAATTACATAAATTAAGTTTTAATCCTTGTTTTAATGGATATTGCTTGCTCTTATATTATAGCACATCTTAAAAATAGAAGCTAGAAGGTTATATACCCTCTAGCTATTTTTATGGCCAGAGCTCCTATGTCTCTAAATTTTTACAAGGCTCATACGTCCTTAATATATTATAATATTATTTTTCAAATACTTCTACATATTTTGGTGAAGCTGTGATATATACTCCTGATTTTAGCTTATACATATCTGTTCCACTACGTTTGATTGTTTCTACTACAGTATAAGCTCCACCAGCTGTAACCTTGCCAATAGTATTTTCTTCTGTAAAATCAGCTTTGCTATGTATATTTATGTCTTTTAGTATTCTAACATACTTAGTTTTAGCAATTTCCTTTTCTTTAGAGTTTAATTGATCTAAAAACCAATTCCAAGTTAAACCAGAATACTTTTTAGTTATCATATAAGAAGGACATATTTTTCTAGTCCAATCATAATGTCTTTTTACTTTTTTTACTGTTGTTATTTCTGATTTTAATATTTTTCCAAGTTCTGCAGCATTTAAATATGCTTGTTTTTGCAATTCTCTATTATTTTCATATTGGCATATCTCTATTCCTATTGATGTTGCATTACCTTCTTTGCATCCAGCATGCCAGCAAGTTCTGTATAAATTTACAATTTGTCTTACTGTATAAGCATCTACACAAAGTTGGAAACTAGCTTGAGGTTTTCTATTTAAATCATTTTGGCCATTTTTAACACTTAAATAAAATTGTGTAGCTGGTATATCTGGGCAATCTGTCTCATGTATTGTTATGCTAGTTGGTGTAAAAGCTTCGTATGGTACCATATGTCCCTTTTTTAGTAAATTCGTAGATATTACTTTAGCTTTTCCTATAGTTATCCCGTTTTTTAATACACCATTTTCTATATATTTAGTCATATTATCAAATCCTTTCTGAAAATAAAAGATGCTTAAAAAATCGACCTTCCTATCGACTTTCTAAGCACCTTACAGTTACCTTATAAAGTATTTATATCTATTTTTCTATCAAGTTCTTAAAAGCTTGATGTAAGCCAACAGAAGCAAGTCCTGAAAATAATCCACCAAGTATAACTTCTGGACTTACATATCCAGCTATCCATATGTTTAAAGCGCATCCTAAAAGTGCCATGATGCAAGGTATGTATTTATTATCTATAAAACTAAAACTTGTTTTTATAACATATCCTACACATACACAAATACCTACTACTACTAAAACTAAATAGCTACCTAATAAATTTAAATCAAACATAACTACCTCCTATTAATTAAATAAATTATTTTGTATTGCATAAAAGAAAAAACTAACTAGTGCTGTTATAATTGCATAAGTTAGTTTATTTAAGTTGATTGCTAATTTGTCTATTGTATTGCATAGATTTTCTATTTTTACTGCCATTTCAGACTGTGTATTTTCTAGTTTGTCTATTCTTTCAGAATGTCTTTGAAGCCTTTCATCGTGTCTCTTTAGTGTGTCTTTTAACCATTCATCATTCATGCAAAATTCCTTTCTGTAAATAAAAAAGGACTGTACCGCTACAGCCCTTTTTAAAATAGATTTAGTTTTTTTAATTATATATAGTTTTTATTTTTTATTTTCTCACATTTTACATCTTTTTCACCCCCCTTACAGTTATTATACTATAAGATGGTTTAAATACCATTTTTACTTGGTATTTACTTAACATTTACTTGGTAAAATACTTGGTAAATTAGTACGCAATATTTTTAAATTGCGAACTAACTGGATATAAAAAAGACTAGAAATTAATCTAGCCTATTCCCATTCTACATTTTCTTTTATTACTTTAGCTGGAACTCCTCCAACTAAAGTTTTAGGTGGTACATCTTTAGTTACTACTGCCCCTGCTGCTATTATAGCTCCATCTCCTATAGTCACTCCTTTAAGGATAGTAGCTCTACTCCCTATCCACACATGATTTCCTATTACTATAGGAGCTTTATTCTTATGTGGCTCACTTATTATACTATGTCCATCACTATCTCTAATTAAAACTCCTTCAGCTATAAATACACCATTTCCTATTGTTATTTTTTCAGAACATCTAATTATAGAGTCAAAGCTCATATACCCTGTCCCAATTGATAAAATTGCATTTTCTTGAATGCCGATAGAACATCCAGAATATACAACAAAATCATTTATATTTAGTGTTGCGTTCTTTTCTAAATTTAATTGCCCAGGTTTAATATTTTTGACTTTAACCCATTGTTTATTAAATTGAAAGTTATTTTTTATATTAATTTTTGATGTTTTATGCATTGTAAACATAGTTGGTTTATATAATTTAAACTTTTTTTTCTTTAATATCTTTTTAAATAAACTTGTCATAATATTCCCCTTTTAAAGTTAACCTTTTTACTTTTTTAAATATTATAACACATACGCATCTCTTTTAAAATTAACTATTAACAAACTCATTAATATTTGTTAATGTTGTATTAACTTCTTCATCTGTAATCAATCTATTATATACTGCACATACTTTAAATTTAGTTAATTTACCTTTACCACCTGGAACCCCAAGGCTAAATTTTTCAGATGTACTATAAGAACTTGCAAGGGTTATAACTGTACTATTTGTACTTCCGTCAGGTTCGATATAGTTTAAAGTATAAGTATTATCTGTAGCATTAAATCTTAATGCTACTGTCCAAATTAATCCAGTAGGTGAAATAATTTTCCCTGTAGTTTTAATAGAAGCTGAATTACTATCAAAATATTGAGGTGAACCTAGTGTACTAATTCTCATAGAATTTGCCCCACCGATAGGACCACAACTAGCTATGAAATCCTGTGATGTAGGTGATCCTGTACGGTCAACACTAAGTATAAGTGTAGAGTCTGTATTTGGGTCATAATATGAAGATAAATCCATCATACTATAATCAGAGTAGTTACTACCTCCCCACCAAAATGAACTTCCATCTGTTTGTATAGCACTATTAGCACCTGTTCCTTTATTGTAAGTATTTACCCAAGGCAATTCTACATTATCTACTGAATTTGTCCATGAATACTGATTCATTCCATTTCTATCTAATTGTAACACCAATCCATTTGATGGAAGAGATAATTTTACTAAAGCCTCCACTGTTACATTACAAGTTCCTTTAATAGAATTATTATGTGGAGAATAAACTGTAATAACACAATTTCCAGCTTTTTTAGCTATAATTATACCATTATCCACAGTAGCTATTTCTGTATTATTAGAAGACCATGATAATGTTTCATTGCAATTGGTTGGTTTTACTGTAGCTGTTATAGTAGCAGTTTTTGTTTCCGATATAGATATATTAGATGTATTTAAGGTTATACTTTCAGCATAAACAGGTAAATTTGTACCTACTTGAACTGGAATGCTTTTTGTAATACCATTGTATGACGTTGCAATTAACTCAGCATTTCCTGGAGCTATCGCAGTTAATTTAGTCCCGTAAACTTTAAAAACTTCGGTATCAGAACTTGTCAATGTAACAAGACCATTTACAGTATTAGTAGGTGTACTTTCATAATCTACATATTGGGAAGGGTCATTTATATTCATTGTCATAGAACTTTTAGAAAGAGTTATTCCTGTTATATCTAATTTCTGTGTAACGCTTTCAGGTGCATAAACCCTTACCCAATCTACATACATTTTTATATCATTAACGTCATCATCTATTGCGCCAGCAACACTACCTAATGCTAAATTTAATATCAAATAATGAGGTTTGTTATATGGAGTTAAACCTGTTGTATCTATTGTCCCTATTTCTTCCCCATCCAGATAAGCCGTCATTGATGTCTCAGTCCATTCTACTCCATAAATATGATATTCTGATGTATTAACTGTGCTATTAGTTGCTATTGTCATATTTGATTCTGCTGATGTGCTTGGGTCTAAAGAGTAATGTATTATAGGTTTTACTCCTCCACCACCGCTACACCCTTCAAATATATCAAGTTCACCACAGTATGGCCAAGGCGCCCCATAACTATTTGTAACCCCATATGGCCCGGAAGTGCTAGATGGATAATATGTATTACACCCTAAAGTCCAAAATGCTGGAAATGCTCCATTTTTACTTTCATATTTTAATTTAGCTTCAATTCTACCGTATTTTACACCAAATAGACCCATAGTGTCTAATCTTGCAGAAGTCCAATTATAACCATTAATATAATTTTCTCTAATCGCTTTTAATACTAATTGGTTATTTTCTATATATGCGTTTTCGCTTCTTTCATAAGTATATGCTTGCAATTCAGCATAACTTGAATTATTAGTAGAAGAGCGCCATTTACTTCTATCAATTTCACTACCTTCAAACTCATCATGCCATATTAATAATCTTCCTTCTAATAAATCTTCTAACTCTTCCTCATTAATACCTGTTACCTTTAAAGTTCCGTTGTCTGTAATTTTAACTTTATATTGTGTTCCATTTGGTGATTTTAATATAAAATAATTTTCATTAATTAAGTACGCAATATCTTTAAATTGCGAATTAACTTCGTTGATAGCTCCTACTACTTCCTTGCTAGTTGTTTCTAATGAATTATCACTTTTCTTTTGATAACCTGTTAAATCTCCACCTTGCAGAGATTTTACTTGTTCGATTAACTGTTTAAGTATCGGTAAATCTGGACTTGATGATATTTCTTCATTTAGGTTAGTTAATATACTTCCTTTTACTTCATAAGTTGAGCTTGAAGTAGTAATACTTTCATCATTATTATCTACTTTACTAGATACTTCAAACTCAAAGTTGTAATTTCCAACTTGATCTATAAATTCAGAAGTCAAATCTATTTCAAATAAAGCTTTTTCTTCATTTAATAACTTGGCTTCAAATGTTCTATATTGATTTGTTTTAGGTTTTATTACATTTAGCGTAATTTTATAATCAGTTGCATTTTCTATAGTTACATAATTCTTTATTAATTCATTTTCACTCATATTTATAACAAGTTGTACAAACATATTTGAAGTCTTTTTGTCTGTATTCCAAAAGGTCATCTTTGGTACATCTATCGTTGCTTCTTTTACATTTATTTTGATTAAGTAATCTCTATTTAAATTAGTTATATTACTCAAATCGTCACTTCCTCTCTAGTCTTGATAAGTTATTGTTGCTTTTATAACTCCTGTACATTTCATATAATGTGCTTTATCAAAAGTATGTTTAAGTCCAAATCCTTTCATTGTTCCGTTTTTTATCGCAGTTAATACTGCACTATCTGTTATTGTAACTGTTGTTGTTGTATTCATTGTAAGATTAGCAGTTTTGGACCATGACAAATAAGTAGGCTCTCCACTTGGTCTACTTGAATGATTATGCATAACGATTTTAGCTTCATTATTAGAAGAACTACCTCCACTTGTACGTTCTATTTTTAGAACAACTTTTGTTATAGTCTTGCCTTGTAATTTACTAAAATCACTACCAAAGAACCAACAGCCAACACTATTAGAGGTCCATTTTCCTTGTATGACCAGGTTATCTTGTGCCCAGTCACTCCATGTATAACGATATGTATCTCCGTAATCACTTGTAAACGTAATTGATTTGCTTGTTGTAGTTCCTGTATTAGTATTAGTTCCAGTTTCAGTCGTAGTGCTATCTACAGTAACTTTATTGCTATCTTGTATTATTTGTGATGAATTATCGTGAACTAGTTGACCGCTAGGAATAGAACCATCTTGAATACATACCATAGCCCCATAGATTGCTCTAACAGCATTGTTATTAACTTTTCCATAATTCTTATACATTATAATTTTACTGCCTCTAGCTTGTACTCCATTTTGAGAACCTATAATTTTGCAGTTTTGCATTAACAATGTTGTTCCGTGTTCTGCTCCTATAGCATAATAAGAGTTTGATGTTGTTTGACCATATACATTTATGCTTCTAAGTGTAACAAAATTGCAATTCGAGAAATACATTCCGTAATAATATGTGTTACTACCTACCATATTAGAAGGCATTACAGAAGGTCTTTGACTATCTACTCCATCTGGAATACCAGTAACAGTAGTAGCTCCATATATGAATAATTTAGCAGTGCAATTATATCCAGCTATATAACCGTTATAATTCTTCATATTCATATACAGATATATATCGCCATTAGAAAATCCCTTCAGATTAAGATTCTCATTGCATTCTTTATCAAGAGTAATATAGATGCTATTACCATTGAGATTTCGTGGCAAAGCATCTAAAAAGCCTTGTACAGTATAAAATTTTGCACTACTAATAACAGCAGATGCATCATCACCATCTGTTGCTATAGTCACATTTATATCACTTACAAGCGAATTAATAATATCTTTACTGATTATTTTTCTAACAATAAGAGTATCAGCGGTCATATTACCTTGCGCATTGACTGCTCCATTGAAATTACCATTATTAGCAGTCATATTTCCGCTTTCATCTATAGAAAATCCACCATTTATAGTGGTATAGCCTTCCAATAATATATTTTTAGCTTTTAATAGTATATCTGAAGTTGAAAGAAGTTGTATAAACTCAGGTGCTATAGTTATGCTACTTTCTTCATCATCAGAATCAAGTCCTTTTGCTATTAAGCTAAGTTTCTGAACTAATAAGGTTAACATGGGTATGCTTTGCATATCAATTAATATTCTTCCATCTTCACCTAGATAAAAAGTATTTTTTTCACCATTATTAGTGAGTATATTCATAACACTATTTAAATCGGCATCTAATTTTTTATATCCGACTTCTTCTAGTTGATCATTTAAATTATTTTCCTTTTCATTTTCCAATATTTTTTTTACTTGATTATAATTTTCTGTATAGGTAGCATGTGCTTTTTCTAAGTCATACTTATCATCTTGTGTTATTTCCTTATTTGCTATCACTTTTTCAAGTAAATTTACAAGTTCATTATAACTAGAAGAGAAATTATCATGTTCTCTAGTTATAGTTTCTATATTGCTACTACTCATAATAATCCCCCTCCTTTATAATTTTTTGGGTCTAGCACAGAATAATATTTTATCAGTTGTATTGTTTGTAATTCCTGTTATTCTAACTCCGTTTGTAACTGTTGTAGATTCTATTATGTTTACTGACCCACCATCTTCCGTTGGTCCAACTACAATGGCTACATGTGAGCAGTTCATATAACGACCATTTTCTCCATTATCTCTATCAAAAAAAACGAGGTCTCCAGCTTCCAAGTTTGAATAATTGATTATATCAATATCATGTAGTACCCAGCCTTTTTTAACACAATATTCTGCTTGTTCTGCTGCTGTCCTTGGTAACATAAATGCCCAACTAGTTTTTGAATTTTTAACAAGTTTTTTCAAGCTGTGATTAGAATATGGACTTTTATCGTATGGTATATCTGCATAAACAAACATGGCCAAAGAACTACAGTCTATATTTGCTTTTTTAGCATCAGCATCATACCATTTATTTAAATTTCCAGCCATGTCGTTTGGGAAACTAGTAGGTTCAGATTTTATTGCATATGAATTATCTCCATATCTTAAACCAGTTCGATTTAAATACGTTTTTGCAGTTTTTACAGCTTTTTCGCCACCAACAAATTTATAAGTTTTTGCATATCCTTCACTTTTATCTACGGAAACTGAGCCATAGTATTTATAGTCAATATTTGGATTTGCATTGGCCATTATTATAATTCTATATCCTACATTTGGTCGTGGCACTAATTGTCCTGCGACGCAGTCAACACCTTCCAAATAGCAAATTTTACTTTGTGTATAACTAATTTCATCTGCTGTAGTAAACACCATTCTAGCATAAAAGCTATTATCCACTTTACTTTTTAATCTAAATTTTAAAGATTTAATTGTTTTTTTAGGCCAAGTATAAGTTTTTGTACTTTCTAATAATATATTTACTGTTTCACCTTCTCTTTTAGATGCATTACCATCATCATCTCCAGTATCACCACCGCCAGTATCTCCTCCACCAGTATTACCACTATCATCCTTTTTCTTATAACCTATTGGAGTTGATAGTAATTTTTCTTTTATTGCATTATAAAAAACACCAATACTGGAATCATCTTTAAATGTATAACCATCATTAGTGTAATTGGAGTTCAATACTTTTATATAAGTTTCTAATTTATCAGAAACATCTAATAAAAATACATTTTCTTCATTATCACAAAACTCTTTTATTTGAGTGTTATAAGTATCTATAGAAGTATTTACAGTAGCATAATTTTCGTATGCTATACCAGTATGTAATTCTTTTAGTATGAAAATCGGTGTATTTCTATATTTATTTTTTAATATATTAACTAATGTTTTTACTCCGTTTATTCCTTTTTCTGTTAGATCATTTAACCCAAAATGTACAAGTGCATAAGGAGTTGAACTTGGATAAACTTTTTCATCATCTTCGTATAAGCCTTCTACTGTAGTTAACAAATTATTATTATCGTCATAAAAATCATATGCATTTGCTTTTCTAACTGCTTTTATATAGATCTCATTCATATCTGTTTTATCTATAACAGGAGTTTTCTCTACATTATTGTTATCGGCTTCAGCTAAATCGTAAGGTCTTAAACAAAATCCGTATTTATAGATATCATTGTATACTGGCATATACCTTATAGCCTTTGGCCAATAATCCCACTTTCTAGCATGAGCTACCATATGTGTTCCGTTTTCTTTACCGCAGTAAATTAACGTATGATGAGTAAAGTTCTTTGCCATAGCTTTCGCTCTAGTTAATGTTGTAGGGCACTCTTTATTACACATCATTATAATATCTCCAGCTTTCATATTTTCTATAGATGTTTTAGTGATTTTAAACATTTTATACCCATCTTTAGCCGTTGCATATTTAACCAATGTACCATATGCACAATATGAATCACTATGAAATATACTTTTTAGTCCAGCTTCACCATAGCAACAAGTAACCGCAGAACTGCAATCATAACATATTGGATTTTCTATTCCGTAAAATTTACCTTTTCTCTTGTTAGGTTTTTTAAAATTCCATGTTCTATATTCCTGGTCATAAGTAGCTAATTTATCTGTATGTTGTTGTACTATAGCTTTTGCAGTATCAACTATAATTTGTCTTATATCAGATGCACTTGCTTGGCCTGTCCCTTTTGGAGTAGATGTACCAACTCCATAACCTAATTTATTACCCTGTGCATCCATATAATAAGGTAATTGGCCATTTACTACTTTATACCAACATAGATATAATTCTACGTTATTTGGTGTTCCTAATCCTTTTTGATCTTTTAATTTTTGTCTATAAGCTGCAAAGTCAAATTTTAAGCTATCTAATTCTTCATACACTTTTAATTTTGTTTCATTTGATTGAGAACTTAGTAAGTAAGAGTCAACAAATGTATATCCGTATTTATCGCACACATACTTACTCACTATCCAGTTTAATGAACCTTGTCCCATATTGTTGGCTACTAATCCACCAAATATATTTCCATGCGCATAATCAATAGCTTGACGTAGTTCCCAGCAACCAAATCTTATCTGATTTAAGATGTTTTTATCAACTGTTATTCCGTTAACTGTTGTGTTTCCAGCTTTATAAGGTGTCATTGTTGCATAAGAAGGAAGAAATTTATAAGTGCTGCCGTCTAAATATTTTATGGTTTGTGCCTTATTTCCCCATTCTTTGAAGTATGTACTTCTTTCACATTGCATTAGTCCGTAACCGCCATTACTACCTGTAATACTATAAGGGTCACCTTTAGATTCTCCCATAATAACCGCATACACTAGATTTGGATCTAAGCCAAATTTTCTAGCATAATGTTCAACTATAAGATATAGTTTATATTTATTTCCTGTAGATGATAGATTACTAAGTTCTGCTTTATTTTGATATTTGCCTAAATTATATTGCTCATAAAGTGCTAATGCTTCTGCATATTTGTCATTAGTTTTATCAGTAGTAGATACAGTTTTAGAAGTTTTTACTTGATAAAATCTGTCATCTCCAAGCCATACACCATTTTTATAAGTATCAATATAAATAGGGTCGCCATCGCCTTCATCGGGAGGGTCTGGTTTTGGATGTATAATATCTTGAATTTCATCAAATATTTTGTCTATCTCTTCTTTTTCTACTCCCATTTTCTCTAAATATTCTCTTATTTTAGTAATATCTTCGTCAGTCAAGTCACCTATTCCAATGCCACCAAGAAATTCGATTATTTCTTTTAATAAATCATCTTTATTAGATAAATTTTTTATCTTACTTGTCACTTCTTTAAAGTTACTAAATTCTGCTGTACATTTTGTTTCATCAGAAAAAGATAATTTTAATTTATTCACTCTAGCTTCTAAAAGTAACGGCTTTACTCCAAAGCTAAAATCCCTTATTGATACAGTATCACCTATATCAAGTTCATCATCATAAGAAACACTCATTTCATAAGTTGCTTGAGGTTTAGAACGTTTTTGTAATTCCTCATATGCTTCTTTTAGCAAGTCAGATGCATTATTAGCATCACTCTCAAAGTAACCAAATATATGTCTACCATCATTGTTGTAAAGTTTAAAAGCTTCTTCATCAGCTATAAAGTCCTGATTGAGTGGTTTGTCGACTGGATCTCCTTTTTCTTTTATCCATTCTACTGAATGTATAGTTATATCATCTTTTCCATAAGGGATTAATGCTGTGCAGAAATCTGACCATTTTTTACTTTGGCCTATTTTATTTATATTATCACTGTATGTAAAAACCTTGTTTGTTACTTTCCCTTTTTTCTTATATACATTTATAATCTGTTTTAGCTTGCTTCCTTGTCTTTTTACTGCAAATTCAAGTTCAGCACCGAAACTAGCTATATTATCTTGAATAGCTTTTAATACGTTTGTTTTCGATTCAATTTCAATAGTAAGCACTGTATTAAGTAGCTCACTGTCAACGTATCCCACTGCAAACTCAGTATTTATAAGAATTGATTCCAAAAACTGTTTCACATTCCCTACAATTACTTGAGGCTGTGTCGGCTCATTTATAAGTGTTATCCCTGTATTTTCACAGTAAATGTCAGTTATAACATTCTTTTTCTCGTGAGTTGTTCCAGATTCGAATATCTGGAATAATCTATCTTTACCTTTAAACCTAAAAATTATATAGTTAAGGCCGATTAACTTATCAGAATACCTTTTTACATCTTTTACAGATAATGTATAAGTATCTATAAAAGTTTCTAGGTCCAACTCATATTCATCATCAAAAAAACAACTGTCTCCCTGTGAAGGTATAACATCTATTATTTCTTTTTGTCGATTTAAAATAAAAATTGTGTTTACTCTATACATTATCTATTAAACCTTTCATTGAATATTACACTACTAGAAGATATTGGGCTATCTGAATTTATTGTTATTGTATTTTCGCCTTGTTCCAAATTAAAGAAGTAACTCCCATAATCTATGTAATCCATAAAAAGCTCACCATTTTTATAAACCTTTTGATTTAAAGTATCTATACTTATTTCATCTCCAGCTTTAAAAATGTATAAGTTTGTATCTTCTTGAGTTGTATCATTTAGTTTATTTACAACAATTCTATTAAGTGTCATTGTATCAACTGCTTTTTCTTCTCCATATTGACCAAAGAAAACATCTATATGATTTAGATTTCCTGTTGGAAAATCACTATCTCTTATATCTTCCGGCTTAATTGTTTTAACTATTTCACCAGCGGAATTATATTTAACAACTTCAACACTCCATTTTGTACCTTCCCTTTTTATAGTAAAATGGCCTTTAAATTCGTTCCAATCTCCGTATTGTCCCATATTAAGGTAATGTTTCTTTATTGTAAGCTTATCTCCGCTACCTTCTGTAGTTGTTGTGAATTTTACTTCTGGCAATTTAAAATCTTTATCTTCTAGTACAGTTTTATTTCCTATTTGTACAACTGGATAGTTTGATTCAAAATACTTTTGGTCATCACATAACATAAACTTGAATAATTTTACACCATTTACATCGCATCCATACATTTCTAACAAGCCTAATTGATTTTCAGCTACAACTATATCTTCATCTGTTTCTATTGTTGTATCCGAGCCTTTTGTAAGATATTCGCTCCATACATAGCCAGTCTTTCCATTGTAGGTTACTTTGCTCCATTTCCCGCTTGTACTATTCAAGTAATTAACCGCCGTACCATTCGGTATTGTAGCTAATAACTTTGTTTTCTTGCTTGCTCCACTTCTTAATGATGCTGTATGATTTGTGTAATAATTGCTTGTTTTTGTAGTGATCTTCTTTAAACCTTTAGATATTTTAACCCAGCCTGTTTTACTATCATATGTAGTTTTTATCCAGCCGTTAGTTGTTTCTTTTCCATCTACTTTTACAGGTGTTAAATAAACACCTTTCTTTATAGTTTTTATTGTCTTGCTACTAGAAAGTCTTTTCTCTTTTAAAGCTATTGATGTAGCTGTTACTTTATATTTAGTAGTAGTTGTTGTATTTGTGCTTGCATTTTCGTTATATTTCAATTTTCCTGTAGAATCAAAATAAAAGTAGCCTTGCACTTCAAAGTCGATTATGTCTGGAATAAGATTTCTCCTTATAGAAGGTCCATGCCATTTATCTCCTGAGCCGTAATCATTTGCTACTATTGCCCATCCGCCTTCATTTACAGCACATACATCTACTCCACCAGTAACAACTCTATTTGCATCTACAAAAGACCCATTTGAGAAATTAGTCTTTGTTTCACATACTTCATCTATTTGATTTTCTTTTTCGTTAACTGATTTATTTACAAGGCTTGGATAAGTTCCAAGAAGAATAGCATTACCATTACTATCACTTACTTGTAAATAACAAGCATCTTGCTCCAAATTTACAGTTAAAAGACAAGGGCATGGCTTTTTGCCCTCGTTTGTATAAGTGATTTTTTTATCCCCTTCAAATATTTTAGCTTCTTCTATATAAAAATAAGGGTCGTATGCCACTAAGGACACACTTCCCTCACCATAACATTTATTATCACGAATTACCACATCTCCAAACTCCACTTCATCCTCTGGAATGCAGTAAATAAATTTTTCTTCATCTTCTATGTAAAAAGCTTGTGGAGTATCTACATCAAAAGCATCTGCTATAGCATCTACTGTAGTATCATAAGTATCCTTATCATCACATTCAACACAGAATTTAATATCTATTGTTCTCTTCTTCTTTCTACTTCCACTAAATATATCTCCATTATCGCTCCATGTTTCAATAGAATCAGATTCAGAAGGAGGTAGTAAAGGTATGTCTATTTCTTTTATGCCAAAGCCTTCTAAATCGTCTAATACTATGTCACCGAATTTATACATTTATCTACCTCTCTTTCTATTTTCTCTTCTTGCTTTTACTTTTATTTTATCATCTACTATATCTGCAGTAGATTCACCTATAACCTTGCTATCAAGATATACTGGCATTACTATCCTCATATCTCTTGTAGTAGCTTTTGCTGTGCTATTAGAAGAACTAGATACACCGCTTGAACTAGAAAAGCTTGAAGTTGATGTACTAGCTAAACTAGCAGTAGCAGCATTATTTGTAGCTCTTATAGCACTATATGCTAAGTTTGAATATGCCATTGTGTTTACAGCTTTTAAATTAGCTGTTCTAGCACTCTGATTTACAGTATTAACAGTTCTAGTAACATTAACTTTAGTGTTAAGTGTTCTATTTGTAGCAGATGCTATTTTGGACATATAACTATTTACAGAACTATAAGCTTGTGACATTTGAGTTTGTATAACTTTTCTAAGTGATATAAAGCTTCTTGTAGCATTGTTACGTGCATTTTGTGACTGTGTTCTTACAACATTAGCAATAGATATCATCTTACTTGTTACAGCAGTTCTAGCTTGTGTTATTTGCGCATTTATAACTTTTCTAAGTGATATAAAGCTCTTTGTTGCGCTATTTCTAGCATTTTGAGATTGATTTCTTATAATATTTGCTAGATTAACAAATTGATTTCTACCTATGTTAACACTACCCACTAAATTTTCTCTAACTGTATTTCTAATTTTTCCAAAGCTTGAACCTATACCATTAGCTACATTTTGAGTTGTTGTTTGTAAAGATTTTAATTCATCTTCTAACTCTTTTAATTGGCTTGCATTCATAGTTTCTAACTTATTCATTATATTTTGGGAAATGCCATCGCCTATTTCTGTTGCAGTAGCATTTGTTGTAGATTTACTTTGTTCAAGTCCTGAGTTTATACCATTGGTGTAATTTTGCCCACTAGAAATACCCCATTGTTGATAAGCATCTTGTCCGTCGCTGTTAAATAATCCAGCAAAAAATCCTTTTATACCAGCAAATTTATCCATTGTAAAGCCTTTTAAGAATCCCCATATAAATTTATCTGCTACTGAACCACCAAGCATACCCATATTTTCTGCATTTGCAGCCGACCAATCGTTCATTGCATCATAGATAACACCGCATGCTGAATTTATCTGATCTCTATTATTTCTTATTCCGTTTCCTATAGCTTCTAAGATAACTTTCCCTGCCTGTTGAATTATTGGTCCATTTTCTTGAATCCAGCTACAAACTTTTGATATCAAATTACTTATTGCAGCTGATAAACCTTCTTTGTTGTTTATTATGCCTTGAGCTATATTTTTAACTATACTACTACCCATGCTTAATAAACTGTCTAAAGAACCACCACTTATAAATCTATTAGCACCACTTATTGCATTTGATATTAAATTAGGTATATTTTTAGCTGCATTAGATACTTTTGTTTCTAGGTCAGCCAATCCTTTTTCAAATCCATCAAAAGTATAAGTGTTTTTATCTCCGTTTCTCCAAGTTGAGAAAAAGTCTGTAAGCGCTTGAGAGCCGTTTATAAGCGCTGGTTTCATTTTTTCAAATGCACCTATTAAACTATCTTCTATCGCACTTGATAATGCTAAGAATGTTGATTTCGTTGTTTCATCAATGCTGTCAGCTAATCTAGTTGATAATCCTTCAATTTCTTTAAGATTCTTCTTGTAAGTTGCATATTTTTCATCTGACATATCAACTATTTCGTTAACTTCATCAAAGCTATCTCCAAGTCCTATAGTTTGCAATTTAGCTTTTATTTGTTCGTCTGACATACCTTTAAAGGCTTGTCTTAGGTAATCTGTCTTTTGAGACATTGATAATGTAGATAATGATATTTTTTCAGCTTCTATTCCATATTTAGAAAGCTTACTATTAGCATCATCTATTGTCATTCCTTCTTTTACAAGTGATTTAACATATTCTTTTGTGTTTTTATAGTTTTCATTATGAGCTTTAGCATATTCTACTGTATGATCACTTAAACCAACTATAGAATTATCTATAGTACTTAAAGTTCCGTTATAATCTATAAGTTGATTTATTGCTTTTCCGTCTATTTCTATGTTTTTAGCATTTCCTACACTTCTCCAGAATTTATCAACTTTACCACTAGCATTATCCATAGATTCTACTACATCGAGTAAATCTTCTACAGATTGAGAACTAACTTTACAATCATCACCAAGTAAAGATATTGCATATCCTAAATCTTTACTAGACAATCCTAATGCTGTTGCTGATGTTTCAGTATTAGAAAATACATCTTTCATGACTTCTATTCTCTTTGTAGCATCTTCACCTTTTAAACCTAAGATATTCATATTTTCATTAAACATTGATACTGTAGAAGTTGAATTGTCTATCGCTTCTGATAGCTTGTTGTATTCTTCTGCTGATGCATTAACAAGTGACATAACTCCTGGTAAAGCATTTTTACCAGCAACAGTAGCTATCAAAGCTGCTTTTTGACTTCTTGTCATATTTTCTGTGCCTTCTCTTAATGCTTTTACTGTAGCTTCTAAATCTGTACATCCGTCAGCTGTTGTTTTTAGATAACTTCCTGTTTTGTCTGCTGTTAATCCTAACTTTTCAAGCGCAGCAGTTTGTTGATCTGTCGGGTGTGACATATTCGATAACATATTTTTTAATGACATGCCTGCCTTCGAACCTTTTATACCTGCATTAGCTTGAAGTCCAATAGCAGTTGATAAATCTGTCATAGATGCGCCTAATGCTCCAGCAATAGCGCCTGTTTGTTTCATGGATTCACCGAATAAAACAACATCAGTATTACTTCTAGTAATAGTTGCAGCTAATTTATCTGCAAAGTCGCCAGCTTGATTTGCTTGCATGCCAAGTGCAGTTAAATCATCCATTATCTTATATCTAGGCTCTTTATCCTAGAACTCTTACTTTCATAAGAGGATGGGACTATATCATCACCTTTAACTTAATAGTAAGGTGTTCGGCGCTCGTGGGAGAAATTATTATTTGCCTATTCATTCTCCTAGTCTCTGAACCTTCCATGTACTTTTACGGCTTTCCATGGCTTGGTTGCTGATTAGCATATTAATATTAACTTAGCCTTCCAGCAATTCACCGAATATTTTTTGAATAGTATTTCTACTAAACCGACCAATATTTTAGTCAAAATGTCACTAGCTGTTCCTAAATCTGTAGCCCCTATTTTTGCTAAATTTAATGTTGATTGTACTCCGTCAAGCATTTCTTGAGTTGACCAACCAGCCATCTAAACTTCATTGTCTAGGCTCTTTATCCTAGAACTTAGGTTTCCCTACAATGTACTCCAATATTTTTCATATCTTTCTTTTTTTCTTTTTAAAAAAATGTTAGAATCTTCATACATATATTTTATAATATCTCTATCCTTTTTATTAAATCTCAAATTATAATAATGTTCAAATTCTTCAACGTAAATATCTTTATTAAAAACTTTTTTGTAAAATGATAAAACTCCATTTAAAAAACACTCGCTAGCTATAATTAATGAGCATTGTCTTTCTCCTATATATCCGTCTCCATCAAAATATCCTCTTAAAAAGTGTCTCATTAATTCTTCTTTTAAAACAGGAAATTTTAAATTATAAGTTTTATTAGGATACAAACTAAATTTTTCATTCAATATATTTACCATTTTTTTAGAACATAATATAGCTGATTTTTGAGTATTATTTTTTTTATTTTTTAGAGTATTATTACTTCCTACACTTTTTAATAATTGTTCTAAAATATACGAATCTTCATTTTTTAAAGTAACTACTAGAGTTCTGTTTTCTTTATTTATGTACCCATCTGCCATTATTAATCCTAAAAAATAAGCTTTTTCTTCATTATCTATGTTTAAAAAGTATTCTTCATCAAAATAGTATTTTCTAGTATTACTTCTACTTAATTTTATATCGAATCTTTTTTCCCAATTAGTTATAGTTTTAGTACTTACATTGCACATTTGAGATACTTCCTGTAATGTCTTGCCTTCTTCTTTCATCTTTTTAAAAAAATCAATATTTTTATACATTGCATTTCTCCTTTTCATATTTGTTATTCTATATTTATTATAGCATACTCTATATGAAAATTCAAAATAAGAGTTGGACTATCTCTTTACCTTCAACTTTACTTGTTAAGGTAGTGGATTTCGTGGGAGTTTTATCTGTTCTAGATTAATCCTCCTAGTCTCTAAACCTTCTATATATCCCTATATAGATTGGTAATTGATTAGCATATTTACAAAATAAAAAAGCCTATTCTTTTAGGCTTTTAAAATAACTTTCTATTTTCTCTAATCTTTCTTTTGAAAACTGTTCGCTTTTTAGATACCATTCATAAAAATCAGTATTATGTTTTGAAGAATTACAAGTTCTACATACAGGTAGTATATTTTCTTTTGTATATGCTCCACCTTTAGAAAGTGGTATAAAGTGGTCTTGAGTTAAACTTGATAGTTTTTTACCACAATATGCACATGAATTATTAAAATATTCTTTGCAAGCTTTCCACTCTTTTCTAGTAAAATCACTTTTTACTTCTTTAGCTTGTATTCTTCTTCTTTGTTCTGTTATCACTTTATTTTGTCTAATTATATCAGGATTATTTTTAGCATATTGGCGATTTTTTTCGTTTTCACATTTTCTGCATTTTCCATAATAACCGCCATTAGCTCTTTTTCTAAATTCAGAAATGTCTTTTTCTTTTCCACATTCAGAGCAAATTTTTCTTTTAGGAGCATTATTGTCTCTTTCTTCTTTTCTTTTTTTAGTATCGTTATACCATTCTTTTTTCTTTTTTAATATCTCTTCTCTATTTTTAGCTCTATACTCTTTAGTTTCTATTTTTCGACATTCTTTACATACATTTCTTAATCCATCTTTATTTCTAGAATGTTTATGAAATTCGCTTTCGTCTTTTAACTTTTTACATTTTGAACATATTTTCATTATGTACCACCCCGCCATATATTGTATATAAACATAGTAGCACATACTTATTATTTTGTAAACTTAGCTTTCCTATTTTAACCCACTATTTTTTACTATAAATTTCTTTATAGCCGACCATGTATGTTTAGCCATATATTGCATTGCTTGGCCCACTTGACTAGCGCTAAATGTAGTTGCAGCTCCTAATTCTCTAGCTTTTGCAACTAACTGGTCAAATTCAGTTCCTACACTTCCAGCTATTGTAGCAACTGTTTTCATTTGTGATTCAAAGTTTGCTCCAGTTGTTATAAGACTTGAAAGATTAAAATCAAATCCTGTTAACTCACTAAAAGCATCTTTAACTGCATTTATCGAGGTGAGCATACCTTGAAACACAGGGGAGACTGTATCTTTTATGTTGTTAAGTCCTTCAAAAAACCTCTGTTTTCCAGCATCATATAACTTTTTAGTAACTGTTAATACTGCAGTTACAACAACAAGTGCTTTTGCTGGTCCAGGTAATGCTTTAAATACTTGTCCTAAATTAGATGCTTTAGTTTTAACTTCTTCTAGCTTTTTGCCAAAGTCAGAAGCTCCTAATGCATCACTCAATTTACTATTGCCAGTCGCCTTTTTAATGCTTTCTGACATATCCTGAATTGATTTTCTAGCATCTTGCATTTTTGTTTTGAAGGAAGCTATATCAGCATTAATCTTTACATTTAAAACTTTAGTTGCTATTTTCACCACCTCCAAATTTTTCAAATAAATTATTTATATATGCTAAGTTTTCTTCTCTTTGTTTTTTACTTACTTTATGAGCTTCTTTTTTACTCTTAGCACTCTCAAAAGGATTGATAGGCTTGAATTTATCCCCTCCAAATGCCATTCCTAAAGCATTTTGTAAGCAACATAGACTTAAGTTATATTGCTCTTGTTGTTCTTTTTTATAGCCTTCTAGTGCTAAATTAGCTTCATATATAGTTAGATGCCAAAAAGAAGAAGGTGGCATTTTCATACCACCTACTAACTTTTTATATAGATTCTCAATTAGCTCTTTGAGTTCTACTTTCCCTCTTCACTTTCTTCTGTATTATTTTCAGTTTCAGCATTTGTGTCTATTCCCAGTGACTCAAATATAGCGTCTTGTATTATATTCATTACATCTGATATTGCATTTCCTTCTGCTATATAAGCATCCATTAATTTACCAGCTGTTACCTCTGTTATTTTGCTATTTTCTTCTACTAATCCATAGTAAAATGCTTTTCTTGTATTAGCTATAGTTCCTGTAACATTCTCAGCATTTCTTATTGGATCTAAACCATTAGCAGACATTTTACTAAGTATATTTATTGTATATTTTAATTCATAATCTTTATCGTTTATATTTAGTACCATGTATTCCTCCTAAACAGCACTAGCTTTTTCTAATTTGCCGTTTCCATCGAAACTTAAATCATATGTAAGGGCATCATCATAAGGTGCATCTAAATCCAAGCCTACTATATAAGCTTTACCCTTAAATCCTACTGTATTTGTTTTATTAGCTAGCACTACATCAACTGCAGTAGAACTTAATACCGCATCAACTGCAGCATCGTAGCCTTCATCTCCAGTATAATAAAATCCATCGCAAGTAGCTGACCATTCTTTCGCTCCAGATATTTTTCTTTTCCAATCTCCTGATGTTTTTGTAGATGTATCTATGGAATCAGCTTTAATGGATAATTTACAGTTCTTTTGGCCACCTATAGCCTTACCACCAGCAGATACAATTATATCTAAACCTCTTATAACTTCTCCAGTATCGCCTTCAACAGCTAATAATTGTAAGTCGTCTAGTTTCATACTATCACTCCTTTCATTTGAGTTTCTATTCTATAAATCAAAATGCCGTGGTAATATTTACCCTCGGCATCTTTTTGCTCTAATATTTCACTTGAATTTAAATACAAGAAAGCTTGCTCATTTTCAAGTGTAATTGTTTTGTTTTGAAGCAAGTCATTAACTTGTTTCATAATTTGCATTACTTCTTTTTTGCCTCTGTATTCTGAAAAAACATCTATGTATTGATAATCCTTGTAAGCTAGATTAGTCTTGTTAGAATTATCATTACCTCTATTTGTACCAAGCTTAATATAAGGACATTTAGCATTCTTAGGTACATCATCGTACACAGGATAAGACAATGTACTTAATAATGCATATAACTTTTCTTGTAATTCTATAGAAATCATTATTCTAATAACCTTTCTATAATTTCATCAAGTGCATCATCGAATTTTTCCTCATTCTTTTCAACTGCTGAATCAAAATAAGGCTGTGCTTCTTGATATCTAGTTCCGCTGTTTACATAATCAGCATATTCAACGTTAGTTCCTACTTCACCACTATAAGTAGAAATTATATTAGTAGTTATAGATCCACGTAATCGCCCTGTATCTACAGGGCAGTCTCTTTTTGCATCCTTTTCGATATTATACAAGGTATCTTTTACTAATTTACTTACATCTTTTTCAACTGTATCAGTGTTATTGAATTTTCTTAGTAATTTTTCAGCATCTGAGGTTATTTTAATTTCCAATTTCATCACGCTCCATAACAATCATGTAGCATTTATTGTAGTCAGCAACTGATTCTTTTTTATAATGTTTATTTCCATATAAAACATAAAAATCTTCATCAAGATCCAGTAATTTATCCAGCTTTTCTTGTGTAAACAATTTATTTTTAGAATAAGTCGCTAACCTTCCAGCCGAATCAATTTCACTAATAGTAAAAGGTGCTACCTTGCATTTAATTTCTTTAATTCCTACATCTTTTGTAGTATAGCCACCTAAACCATCTTCAATTAATTCTTTTTTATATATAACTGCACTATCTCTATAATCCATTTATAACATCCTTAGCTTCTTTATTCTTGTATTGTTTGCCTTATATTGTTTTAGCAGTGGTTTATACTCATAAAAATCATCAGACTTGTAAGAAGTCGAAAGGACATCTATTTTTTCCGTAGATATCCCTTCACTCCCTAATCTTCTGTATCTTTTTATGGCTACTTCCTCAGCTATAAATTCAAGCTCAGTGGGTATTGTAGGACTTTCTATATACACACTCATGTAATTTATAGCATCTGACAATAAAATAGCCAACAATTCATCTTGTGAATTATCAGCTTGCAAACCTAATTTTATTTTTATCTTAGAAATATCCATTTAAATTACCTATTAAGCAGCTGATTTTTTAACACATATTTGTATCGCATCAACTCTTTTATTTAAGATAAATACATCTTCGAATGATTCTTCAAAGTATACATATTTACCTTGTGATAATGCGCTTGGTGGTTGAAGTTGTGCGAATGAATAAGAAACTATAGGTAATATAGCACTTGGATGTAATAATATCATTGCCATATCTTTAGCACTTGATTTAGCAGTGAATCCTCCATCTTTTTGGCCTTCTGTTTTTCCATCATTAAATGTATATTCTGTTTTAAATAATGCTGTTGGTACAGAAACTATATCGACTTCTTCCAGTCTTGATACACTTCTTGCTAATTTTTTATCTCCGTTATTTCTAACTATAGTTATAGCTGTATCTATAAGAGTTTTTGTATATGTATCGCAATATAAAATTCTTCCGCTAACAGGTACTAATGCTTCATCCATAGCATCCATCATAGAATCAAATTTAGTAAGTATATTAGCTGCAGTTAATTCTGTAGTTTCAGCAGTTATTGCTTTTTGTGCATTTCTTAAACTATATATAGTAGAGAACATCATTACGTCTAATTCGGAAAATTTATGTTCTTCATTCATAGTTTTAGTTATATTTCTTATTGTGGCCACTTGGTTTGTTTGGTCTACATCTTGTGGATGCACTAATGTTTGCCATTGTCTATGATTAGTAAGTGTTTTAGTTTCCCATTCATTACTGAAATTTTGAGAAAAGTCACCAATTTTACTTCTATCTCCATTTGTTCTTCCTTTAGTTGATAAAATTGGTATTTTTATAGTCTTTGCATCTACTACTTTGTATTTTTTTCTATTTTCGCTGTTCCATAATGCTCCTGAGTATAAGACATATGGATAAGCATTTGCAAGCTCTCTGCTATAAGCTTCTGCGTAATTTACTGTCATTTACATCATCCTTTCTATTATTTTCTAGGTCTTACACCTGTGAAGTTAAACCCAAATACATCTCCATTAGTTTGTTCAGCTGGTTTTACTGGCGGTTTACTTCTTAATCTATCATCAACTGCCTTTTTAACGGCATTTTGGAAGGCTTTTTCAACTGCTTCAATAGAAGCATTGCAAGTTTCTGCATCTGAAAAGTTAAGAGCATCAATTAACTCTTTTGGTAAATTCTTTTCTGCTAATGTTTCATAAGCTTGAGCTTTTAATTCTCTAGTAGTTATATCTTTTTCTCTTTTGTCTAGCTCCTTAGTTCTTTTATCTTGCTCGTATTTAGCTTTTTCATCAGCATTCATTTTTTTAAGCTTTTCAGCTTCTGTTATTTTTTCTTGTTGTTGTGTTTCCCACTCAGTTTGAGCAGTTTGTAAAGCTTCTTTTACTCTTTTATCAAACTCAGCTTTATAAGCTCTATTTTGGCCTAATACATCATCAAATGAAGGTGTATTATTTTCTGTTGCTCCTGTATTAGAGCCTTCACCAACTCCAGCATCGGTGTTATTTGTTCCACCATCTGTTTGACTTGGTGTTCCACCTCCAGCATCAGCCATTAACTGTAAATTCATTTTTAAACCTTTTGACATAGTTACCTCCTATCATCTCCTATTTCAGATACAATTAATTCAAGTCCAAGCCTTGTAAAATCATTTGTAGTACCTGTTATTTTATAATCAGTAATACCTTTTATTTCAAAATCATCTAATTTTAACTCAAATTTTTCTTTTGTATCTTTAATACTAACTTTATGTAAAGGATTTGTATTATTTTGAGAATCGTTCATTAATATTCTCCTTCCTTATAATCAGTTACAGGGATTATAGTGCATCGTTCGACAGAAGCAATGAAACGGTGGAACATTACTACCATAACTTACTTCTTCGATTTTAACCACCTCCCTGTCCATACTTTCACAGTCAGCACATGTTCTTTCATCAAATGCAACACATATCTCTAAGGCTTTTACTCCATTGTCTTTATATCCATCAACATGGCCTTTGGTCATAAAAAAATTGGTCTCAGTTCGTATAAGCCTTTCAGCTTGATACTTACTAACACCTTCTAATTTCCTTAGCTCCTGTCCCATTTTCTGTACTGATTTTCCTTGTATTAATCCTTTCGTTAGTGTTTCCCTTATGTTGTTCATTGTAGCTGTCTTATTGCTCCATATACGGCTACTAAACTGTCTACCACTCCAAGGATAACTTATTGCATCTTTGATAGCTCTTTTAGGTAATACTTTGTTTGTTACTCCAGCATCAGCTAAAGCTTCTTTATAGGACCTTTTATACATTCCTGTTAGATGCTCTGTCATATTCATTTGTACATTATGTGTATTTTTTATAAGCTCTATATCTATTCCATCAAGTAAACTTTGTAGCCTTGTCACTTTGCCTCTAGCACTCATTATTTTCCATTGTGCTAACACTTCTTCACTTTTAGTAGCTTGATATAACTGTTTTAATTCTTGGACTTTACGACCATACTCTCGCATTTCTACTGGAGTTAATAGTTTAGTTGCTTCTGCATAAGTTAAATTGTTTTCTATTGCATATTTATTATAGAAGCTATCTAACTCCTTTGATATTTTCACATAAGAATCGTGATAAGCATCAGCTAATTTCTTTACTGTCTTGTCCTCAGATAACTTACTTTTCTTGTCTCTATCTAACATTCTTTGATGCCAGTAATCACGATTTTTCATTCCTAAGTAATACTTTGCTCTTCTACCCATATATAAACCTCAAAGCAAGCATTATAGTAAAACTATAAAAGATTGCATCTCCAAAACAATACAGTCTCTTTTTTGCAGTTGCGCTAGTAAATATTCCTATGCTATCTATCATTAGCACCAAACCACTAACTATTAGAACTATCCATGCTATTATTGTTATTAGCATTTTTATCATCCTCCTTTGGATCACCAACTACATTACTATCAGCATACATATCAAACTTTTTCATTTGTTCCTCTTGCTCTTTATCTATCAATTCTATTTCCTGCTTAGGATTTTCAATAAAATCTAACTGAGCTAATAATGTTTCTCTTGAAACTATTCCAGATAACTGAGAAACCATTTGAGCCTGTTCTAATGTATTAGTTGGTAATGCTCTAGTAAATGTTATCTTGATAGTTCTGTAATCAATGCTTGTTCCTTTTATGTTTAAAACAGTGCATATAAGCTCTAGCATTCTTTGGATTGACTTTTTCCATTTACTCTCTTTCTTGGCCATATCTTTTTCAAGTGCGAATAACTTAAATTTAAGCGATACACCAGATACATTTCCAGCAAACTTTTCATCTGTTAGGTTAGGTGTTTTAGTGACTTTGTGATAGTCATTAACTAATCTATTAAGCAAGTTTTGAGTATAATCATCATCTACTGTTTTTGTGATAAATTCAGCATCGCCATCATCTTCAACTAACATAACTCGATTTTCTTTCATTTCTTTAATATCTTCTTTAGTTGTTCCAGCTAGATTTTTTAATAGTAAGTAAGCATTATCAAAGTACTCTATCTCATTAACTGAACTACTAATAACAGATTCTATTGCATCTACTAAACTTATTGCATCCTCATAACAGCCTTTTCGGTTTTCATTTTCTACAAATTCAATAACAGGAATGCCATCAAAGTAGTTTTCTTCTATATCTACTAACTCTGGTGCTCCTACTTTGCCGTTGTAGTATTCAATCATGTCTTTGTTGTAGACTGTCATATAAACCTTTTGCTCATTATCAGATACATCAGTATAGTAATAATACCTTACAGCTCCTACAATATTCTTTTCTAAGCTATTGTCATAAACAATAATCATATTATCAGGAGTTTCTGTAGCAAATCTAACATTAGCTTCTTTATCCATGTATAAAATTAAAAAAGCATGGCCGTATATACTGGTCAATCGGTCAAGCTCTGTGTTTACATCTTGAAAATCATTGTAATCAAGGATATTATTTATTGTTTCTGTCACATTATCATCTTCACTAGAAAAAGTAAGAGGCTCTCCACTAAAATAACCAGTTCTTATATCTGTTGTGAAGCTAGGAAGGTTTACAACTATTTTATTATTAGGTTTTGTAGGATCTTCCATTGTCCTATTTAAAATTTCGTGATAACCTTCATAATATTTCAAGTTTCTATAATATTTTTCAGATTTAAACCACTGGTGCTCATTTAATATATTTTGCACATTATCAAGCTCCAGCCTTTCTTTATCTGTAATAAATATAGGTCTTTTTACTTCTTCAAATCCTGGTATTAATATCAATTTCTCACCTCCTATATTCCTAAATCAAGTTTTTCTGATTTAATTCTATTTTTCATCTTTGTACTTTCCATAGCATACCTTAGTGCATCCATTAAATGGTTATAGTCATCTATTGGTTTATTTAATACAACTCCATCTTTATTATCCCAAACGTAGTTATTTAACTCTATCAATGTATTTTCACATTTAGGATGTACATATATCTTATAGTCTTGTATGTTCGCTATGCCATTTAAAATAGAATCTTTTCCTTTTAATGCTGCTTTTATCCTTCTTATGCCTTTTTTCTTTATATCATCAATACTTTTAGGTTCTGAGCTATCGGCTATAATAGTTTCTTTTGCATATCCTTTATATTTAATCATAGAAGCTATATCTGAGTTGCTCATAGCCTTTTGATAATGTTCATCAAATATATATAATAAATTCTGTTCTTGGTTAACTAAGATACATATAAAAGCTGTTGGGTCATTTGTATAACCAAAGTCAAGTCCGAAATATGCATTAACACCTTCTTGCTTGCTTATTTCTTTATAATCGAACTCTAATTCTTCAAAGTTTTCATATACAAGGCCTTCAGCTATTCCCCAATCTCCTAAGCCTTCTATGTTGTATCTTCTAGGATTATTCTTTTTCATTTTAGCGAATATTCTTCTGTCATCTTCACCTAAGAACTCATTACATTTGTAATTTGTTGTTAAAGCTAATATATCTTCATCTTTCACATCAAAAAATCTTTTCTTTAACCAGTGTTTTTCACTCCAAGGGTTAAATGTTAGAGTTATTTGTTTAAAATATCCTGGAGGTAATTCACCTCTTATAGACATATCAACTTTATTAAAAGAATCTTCGTCCATTATCTGGAATGCTTCTTCAAACCAGCACCAACATAAATATCCAATTTCTACTGTTATAGATGTTATAGACATTGGATCATCTAATCCTCTAAATAAGATTTTCTGTCCTGTAGGTAAATAAGTAGCTTCTAATGGTGATTTACTAAATTTCCATAAATGTGATACTCCTAAATTATTAGTTGCCCACTTTAATTGGGTCCAAGTTGAATCCTTATGAGTATTAAATACTCTTCTTATTACCAAAGTGTTAGCTAATGGATATTGCATCATTTTGTATATTATCCATTGTGCATTTGTAGTAGATTTTTTACTAGCTCTGCCACCTTTTACAATCCTATATCTTCCTTTGAAGTTCCAAAATGTTTTATATCCTTTGCCTATCTTCTTAGAAATATCAATCTTCAAGGTTATCCTCTCCAACAAATATAACTTGATTAACATCAGCTTCTATTTTTTCAGTATATAAGCCATATCTTTTACCTAGAAGTTCAGCACATTTATTAGAATCTTTTATAGATATTTTTTTCTTAACCATTTGAGGTTCACTTGTAAACTCGCCTTTGTTCACCATAACTACAACTTCTTCTTCTAATTCCTGTCGCATACCTTTTGTTAAATATTCCAATACTTCTGTTGCATCTGCAATTCTATTTGATTGCATTTGTTTTAATTGTTCATCTATGTATTTTTTGATGTTGGTATTTGTTAGTAATTTACTGCTATTTGTTCTTGCTGTTGCATCTTTCTTACAATTAGGATAAGCTTTTTTATAACTTTCAGTAGCATTAAGTGATTCTATATAATAGTCACAAAATGCTTTCTGTTTTTCAGTTAGTTTCACTTAATACCACTCCTTTCTAATTCTAATAATTTATTTCTATATCTATTATCATTCGTTAATCTAATAAGACTTTCTATATCTCTTTTACTTAGCTTATCGTCTATCTCTCTTTTTATAGCCATAATAACCAGTATCTTAGCTTTATAAAAATTATTTACATGTGTATGTCCGTTTTCGAATTTCTTGTTTGTATTATGTACAACAAATCCGTCACTGCATTTATAAATTGAATACTCTTTTCTTTGAAATATTTTTCTACTCATTTAGATCAACTCTTTCTTTACACAACAAAAGAGCCCTTCATGGGCTCCTTTTCAAATTGAGTATGAGTATGAGATTAAAATCTGTTTCTGTTGTTGTATGATAGTAATTACAATTAGCAAGTTGTAGGATTCGAACCTACATCGTTGGGGGCGATTTCCATTACTTGCACGTTGCTGAGGTTTTACCCCCAGCCATTTCCTGTCATAACTAAGCTGTTAATTATATACTTAATACTTAGGGAGGACACAAGTCTGTGCCAAGAAAAAACCAATGTTTTAAAAAAAACTGTAGCAATTATACTAGTCAAATAGGTTACCAGGCTATCTGACATTCAATAAGAGTTCGTAAAGAAAACAACCTTTATATTTTCCTATAATACAAATATACTATAGTTTTCTGTCCAAAAAAGGAACTTTTACGGAAATTATGAGGTAACTTTACGGAACTTTTACGGAAATCATATAAGTGATTTTATTTTATTTATGATGTCATTTCTCATAACTCTACATTTTTTATCTGAGTAACCTATTTCTTCTCCTACATCTAACCAGCTTGGTGCTTTTTTTCTATTAGAGAAATATCTAAAGCTAACAAGTCTTTTCTCTTCTTCTTTTAATAATTCTAATGCATTTTCTATTTTTCTAATTTGTCTCTCTTTTTTATGTATCTTATTTTCTATTTCTATTATCTGTCTCTCTTTTGCAAGTACTTCATTTTCAACTGTATTGCTTATATTGTTAGTTTGTCCTGTTCTTTCATCAGCATAGCTAATAGCTTTGCATCCCTTGTAATCTATCTCTAAATATTCTAAATCTATTTTTAGACTGTTTAATTCTATTTTCATAGAATTATAATTGTATAACTTACCTTCTGCATCTGAAAATGTTTTATCTTTTTCTATTGTTTTACTAGCCATGCTCCCACACTCCTGTTATAATATTATTAAGGAATTTGTCGGAATGTGAAAGCATTCCTTTTTTTATGTCAATTATTTGTATCTTACATGCATAATCTACTCACTATCCACAAACTTATAACAAATATGATTATTGCATCCGCTATTGCTCTATTCATGTTCTTCTATGTACCAATCTTCTGGAATATCCTCTAAAGTGCAGCTACCTAGTATATCATATATAGGGCAGTTACCTGATTCATACATATCATCACATTGTTTACCTGTAACAGATTTACAAGTTTTTTGAATTACTTTAAGTGCTTTTATTAACTCTTTTCTATCTTCCATTATTCTTCCTCCAATAAGTTTTTATTCTCGTATATATTTCCTATTACTTCAATCAAATCAAATCTATCGAACTCCATCATTTCAAAAAATGGATTTAAGACTTTTTTTTCATTTAATTCGAATTTTAAACACCATGCACCTTCATACATAATAACTTCTCCAATTTTTTCTGGTATATGATATAATCCTACTATATCTCCTATATAATCTCTTTCTTCCTCACTATAAGCAGGTCTTCTTACTATGTCGCCTTCATATATTTCTACTCCATTTCCATCTTTGCAACCTGTATATTCTCCCACATAACAAACTCCATCCCAGTTATTTATATCATCTTGGTCTGATTTGTTTTTTTCATTCGGCATAAAACAATGTGTAACATTACCATATTGTTGTATAGAAATAATAGAATCATATAACCATTCGCCACCATTATGTCCTCTAAACTTAATTTCTCTCATATTATTCCTCCTTATTGTTTACACAATCTTTGCAATAATCTTTTTCTTCATAAATATACGATGTACAACATGCATCACATTTATTGTATTCATCTTTACATTCATCACATTCTTTAGAATATATTTTATTATTTTCTAGTATTTGATAAGTTTTTATACAATGCCCACCAATATCCATCCAAGCGCAGTCAAAATTATTTTCCATATTCTTCCTCCAATTCCTTTTCAGCTAATTTAATCGCTTCTAGCTCACTATATCCCTTTTCTATGTATTTCTTAGCCAGTTCGACTAATTCTTTGTATCTTGCTAATATCAAGCTATCACTCCCCCTTGTATTCCTTGAAATAAAATTCAATTTCTTTATCTTTTATTTCGATTAAACCATATCTTAGAGCTATTCTAAAAATAGCTGAATCTCTAAGTAGTTTATTTGGTATTTCCTGTAATTGCTTTTTAAATATTTCTAGTGTATATGTACTTTTGTAATGATTACAACTTCTGCAAGAGCATATCATATTGTCTAATGTATCTGTTCCTCCAACTCTTAAAGCTACTATATGGTCTACTTGCATATCTTTTATGTCTATTTTTTCTCCACAATAACCACATCTTCCGTTATATTTGTTGTAAATATCTAGTCTTTCTTCTTTTGTCAATTTTCTTCTTTTAATTTCATCATATTGCTTTAGAATGTCTTTATTATTCATGCATTTCCTCCTTGTATTCAATTTCTTTATATCCTCCTATATAAAACTTAGTTGTTCATAATCAACTTGCTTTATTTCTTCTTTTTTAAATTCTTCTGCTGGATCCTTCCAACTAATTCGGCCACATGTATAACTACAATTTTTCGTTCTATCACAATCTTTACAACATTGATTCTTACAAACTCTGCTTAAATCCAATTCTTCGTTATTCTCTATTTGTTCCAGCAGCATTAACTCTTTTACCGAATCCATTCTCTCACAGCCTAAAGTTGTAAGATTTTCACATTCAAATTCCATTTTACAACTCCGTTATTTCTACTATTATTTCAGACTTCTCAGCAAACTGTTTCTTTGCTATCACTTCATGAATATATCTATCGTCTCTCCATGCTATTCCATTTAATCCGTCTAGTACTGCCTTGATACAATTATCAATATCCTTTTTAGTTGGTCCTATTTTGTCATCTAGAGCCTTATTTCGTTGTTTCTTGCTATAACTTTTCGGTACTTTGAAATTGAATAATATTTCAACTCTTAATTTCTCACCTTCTAATCTAGGTCTGTTTCCGTAAGCTAAACTACATGTTGTTTCAAAGTTATGTGTTTTTCTAGGTGTATATACTTTTCCATTCTTTCCAAGTCTAGGTCTTTCTTTTGCTATTGGTTCTCCTGGAATAAGAAATCTAACTTTGTTTTTTTCTGTCATACTTACATTTCTTATAGCTTTATATGCTGTGTTATCTGTATAACCTTCACTGTTTTTATTTAGCTGATATCTCTCCATATTTCCTCCTATTTTGCCGTTCTTAATGGTGCTAACATTGTCACTAATTTATGTACTAATATTAATTTTTCTTTTGTTATTTTTGCCTCATCGTTTATCGCTGACCCTCTTTTTTTCCCTGCATGATATTCTTCTCTACAAGTATCACTACAAAATCTTTGTTTTGCTCTATTACTTGTATATTCTTTGCCGCAATAATCGCATATTTTTTTATTAGCATTTTTTATGAAATTTATTTCCCACGTTTTTTTATATGGAGTGTCTTGTCTTATAGCTGATGCTACAGCTCCAGCGTATATTTTCTTGCCATATACACCTGTAAGATACTTCGCTACTGCATTTTGACCTGTAAATTCTAATACTTCTCCAGTTTTTATATTTTTTACTGTGATTATATTTTCACTCATTGCTATTCACCTCTTCTCTTTACTTTTTTTGTTTCTAGTTCTTTTAAATAAGCTGCTAGTTCTTCAGGACTTAGTTTATATTCTTTTACTTTACTGCCCTTGCTTTCATAATTGCCTTTTAGGACTATCTCGCCTGGCTGAAAATAATATACACCCCCGTTGTTATGTCTAGTTTTTACTTGTTGTATTGCTACTTTGGGTCCTTTGGAATATACTTTCTTCAAGCATCCACAACTTTTTGTTATTCTATGTTGTAGATTACTTTCTCTTACCACTGTTGTATTTCCACATTCACATTGACATTTCCAGTATCTTCTGCTTTTTTCTACATGATCTAGTTCTAATACAACTAATTTCCCATATATTTTACCTGTCAAATCTACTACTTTTGGCTGTCTAGTAAGTCCCATATCCTTTACGTATCTTCTTATAGTGCTTTTATCTCTATTTAGTTCGTATGAAATATTCAAAATGCTTAATCCTTCGTTATATAATCTTTTTATCTTTCTTTTTTCTAAGTCTGATAGTCTTAATGCCATTTGATTATCCCCCTTTCGCCTAGAAGATTTAACTTCTAGGCTATTTATTTGTAAGTATTGCTATCTTATATCGTTATTTTTAAATATGTCTTTGCTTATTGAATCTGATATATCTTCTTTAATGTCTAATTTTTCTTTGATTCTATTTTCTTTCAAGCCTAGCTTTATAGCACCAATCATGCATTTTAAAAATTCTTCTGCTGGTATACCACTTTTTTCTTCTAATTTGCTTATTACTGTATCGTTTAGCATGCATAAATCAGCCATTATATCATGAAGTTCTCCATTTAATGTTGCTCTTACTTCTCCATCTTTTACATTTGCTTTTATCATTCTTCCTGTCCCCCTCCTAGAGCTCGCTAAAGCCCTATATTATATTTCTTAATCTATAGTTGTTATTTGTATCATGTTATCTTCTTGAATTTAGATCAATAACATTGTCAATGCCATCTAAATCGTAATTTATTTGGCTAATTTCTTTTATGTACATTTCAATTAATGATATATAACTTGTTTTCAAGTCATCCATCGACATATTTTTTCTTTTCTTTAGTTCGATAAGCATTCTTATTGTAAATTCAACTGTTTCATCTAATAATTCTTCTGTAGTGCTTTTCTCGCTTATTTCTATACGCATGCCATATTTCTTATCTGATGCAACTATTAGCATTTCATCGCCTCCTAACGGTTTCCTCTGTTTATTGTATTTTTTATAAATTCTCTCATATTAGGTATTTCGCTTTCTATTTTTCCTGACATAACATCTCTTATGTAGTTATTTACTTTCTTGTTTCTAGATGCCCTTTGGCTTTCTAAAAGCTTTGTTTCAAGTTCGTTTTTATCATATTGAACAGTTCTTTTATTTACTTCTTTTCTAATTTCGTCTAGTTTATAACTCAATTCCCATCTCCTCCAATTCTTTTCTCACTTCGCTAAAATCGAGAGGCTGTAATTGTACTACACTTGGTTTTTCTTTTTCTTTTGCAATATCGTAATTTTTATTGTCACTATTCTTATTTGCTTTCATTTGCAATTCATATGCCTTTAGCTGTTCGTATGTAGTTATATTGCTATCTAACCATCTTTTAATTATCCCTTTTAGATAGCCTAGATTTAACTTTCCTCTTTCAGTACATATCTCTATACCTCTTTTAAACAAATCAAAATCTATTGTTTCAGACATTTCTATAAGCCAATCTGCTGTTAACTGATTAATAGTACCTATGTTTTGTTCATATAGTTTTGAGAACTCAGCTATGTCTGTTTGCTTGTTTGATTGAGTATCTTCTACCTTACTATCTAACTCTATATCTATCTCTATCTCTTTCTCTTTCTCTTTCTCTTTCTCTTTCTCTTTCTCTGTGTAACATTTTGGTAACACATTAGTAACATTGTTACTGTCTATAGTAACATTGTTACTGTCTATAGTAACTTTGTTACTATTTTGAGTAACATTGTTACTAGATTGTTCTATTCTGTTACTATCTAGGAGTTGTTCTTTTTCTTTCGCTCTTTTATTTCTCATAAACTTAGCTTTCTCAGTTTCCGAACCTATCATTTCATCCATACCTGGTATAAATATTTCTCCACCTTCTAGAATTTGTATAAGTCCTATTTTTTTAAATAATTCCATAGCTACAACTACTGTATCAAAATCAGTATTTGTTATTTTAGCTAGATGTTTTTCGTCATATGGAACTAATATATTACCTACTTTTCTGATTAAAATACCTTCTGTCTTTATGGATTTAAGACACATTTTTAGATAGAATAAACAATATTCTTTTCCATTCTCCTGTTCTTCTAACCACTCTATCGTATCTTCCTCAAAGAAGTCTTCTTTTAATTTCAACCAATAATATCGTTTTGTCATCTTCAACCTCCTTGTCTTACTCTAGGAAGGGGATTACTCCCCAACCTAGCTACATATCCATTACTTGTTGCCCTTCTATTTGTCCGTTATCCTCTGTTTCCTCTATAGGTTCTTCTGTGTACTTTACATCTTGTACTTTGTCTTGAATTGGTTCATATTTTGATAATAAATCTATTAATTCATCGACTTCTTCGAATTTAAGTTCTTTTAGGCTATATCCATTACTTTCACAGAATTTTTCAAGTTCTACGGTATTTTTTAAATCTCCGTAATCAAATAGTCCTTTTTGTGCTGCTAATGCCATTATTTGATTTTTTTGTTGTGTTGATGCCATTCCTGGTTTTATTTCTCTCTCAGAAAGTCGTCCTTCATATCCCATTTCTTCCTGTTGGTATAATCCTTGAAGTTCGTCTGGAAAAGATTCACGTAAACATTGACTTTGAGCTACCTTTCGAATCATAGTACATGGTTTTTCGCTCCACATTTTATTAGGTGTACCATTCTTTGTTTTTTGTATATATTCTTCTAAACTAGCTGTGTGATGCATTGGAAATTCTCTATCACTTCTAGATACTTCACACCAACCGCCAACAAGTGTTTCATCTGGAAGTTTAATTGTTCCTTCTCGTTCTATTATGTTTCTGTCTTTATCTACTACAACAATTCCAGCTTTCATATATCTAAATACTCCAGATGCATAAGCTTTTTTAATAAATACATCTTTTCCGACTATGATATTAGCTGCTTGATCTCCATATTTAACAAGATATGCATCTCTTATAAATGGATTTAATTTTTGAGCTTTACATAATTCTAAAAACATTAAAATTTCTTGTTGTGTAGCCCTTGGACATATATAATTTTTTACTGTTTCAGCATTTAGAACTTGTCCCCCTTCAAGAGTAAAACTTGCTAAATCTAATGCATTTGTTTTTTGTACTGCTTTAGTCATGTTATTCACCTTCCTTATTTATCTCTAATTCTTCTATATTAAGTCGTAAAGCATATAATAAACTGCTTTCGTAACTATCATGTTTTCTATTTCCTATTTGTTTTAATGTGTCTTCATAGTGTTCTTTGAATATATCTAATGTCATAAATTTTCTATTTCTTAGAGCAAATTCAGCTCCTTCTATAAATCCTAGTCTTCCTTCTGGGTCAGTAGTATTTCTGTATAGTCTAACTAGGAATAATCTTTGTTCTAGTGTTTTTATATCTGAGTTTTTTACTCCCTCAGATTGTAATTTTAACTTCATATTATCCCCCTCTTATGGTATAATTTAAGTATCTTATATTACATATAGTGTTTAATTTATAGCTATCTAGATTTGGTACCTCTAGATAGCTTATTTTGTTATGCGATAAAATCTAGGTATGCATGATCTAAGATGTCGTATAATTTTTCTGATTGTCGTTTATAAGTTTTGTATGCCTTGTTGATAATAGCTTCTTTTTCTTCTGTTGGTATGTCAGTTCTTTCTGAGTTGTCTAAGAATATTTTGTAGTATGCTAAGTAGTTTTTCTTGTCTTGAGCTTCAACAAGCTCTTTTACATCTTCATAGATTTGTTTTTTACTCTTCATTTGTTATTCTCCCCTTATCTCCAGTTACATTTTGAGTTCATTAACTCTATAAGTTGCTTTACAGTCATGTTTGGATATTTATTTGCTAAGTAGTTTAGGACCTCTGGTGTACATTTCATCTAATCACCTCCTTTATACAGCTTTCATATTTCTTCTTTTGCATTCCCCTAGTTGATAAAATATTTCTTCGTCTTTTCTGTCTTTAAATAACTTGTTGCATACGTTGTAGACCGCTTCTAAGTTCTCTCTAGAAGGTGTTAATGGACTTTTTACAGTTATCTTAACCCCTCCATTTTGATATATTTTTTGATATATTTTTTCTTTCATATTGCACCCCCTAATAAAATATGTTGCCTAAAATTTGTCCTATTCGTGAATGCTTCTCCACCAAGCCCCTAGGAAAAAACCTACTGAAAAAACTATGCTTACTGCTATGTATTTCATTATTTCACCCCTTATTTGCTATAATCAACTACTGTGTTATTGCCTTGTTTTCTAAGTAGTGCAAACTTGTTTTGTAACACGTGAAACATTTTTATTTCTGCTTGGTATGGAGTTATTATGCTCCATTCTTCTTTGTATCCTCTAGCTCTTAATATGTCTGATACTGCTTCAACTTCCTTTCTAAAGAAATGTTCTGTTCCTGTGTATATCGCCATATTTAGTTACCCCCTAAATTAATACTTCTTATTTACTTTTTTCGTTTTCTTCTAGTAATTTTTCAAGATCTTTTTCTTTCAGAAGTTTTTCAATGATTTTTATTTCGCCTTTACCAGTTACTCTTGTTGTTCTAAATGTGAATGTTCCTCTTGCTGTTTTCTTAGTACCTTCTGATACTTCTAAATAACCTCTTTCAACTGCATATTGAGTAGCTTCTGTTGAGTTTTTACATACCCAGCCCCAACTTCTCAGTCTTTCATATAATCTTCTTTCTCCTATAAGTATCTTGCTATTTGATTTTGAGATTGCTTTAGCAGTTTCTCTAACTAATTTTGTGTTTTGTGATATAGATATTTGAGTTATCACTCTGTCTTTTTCTGCAATTTCTTTTTTAGCATCTTCCAGTAATTTGTTTTTATTGTCTATTGTCTTTTGCGCTACTATTAAAGCTTTAGCCATTATTGTTTCATCATCTTCGTCTTCATCGTGTGGTATGTAGCCACCAGTTTTTCTAATTTGTTTTAATATTTCTTTTACTTTCTTTTTGAATTGTTTTGCTATTGGTTTTCTACTTTGCATTAATACCTCGTAAAGTCCATCTTCTGTTAAAAATAAGGCAGTATAACTATTAGTTAGAGTGCTTAATTGATGTCTTGCGACTTCTGCATCGTCTAAATCAGCATCTTTAACCATTTTGCTAGGATTGCTATGTTCTATCCAATTCGCTACATCTTTAGCTAAAAACAATGGATTTTCTTCTGTTCCATAAATTTTAAAATCTTGTCCCAAAACTTCTTGATTATAAATTACTTGTAATTCTTCCATATTTAATCCTCCTAATTATAAAAATCTGATTTTGTAACTTCGTTAACTGGTAATCCTAACTCTAATTGCTTGTTATGATCTTTTATTAATCCATCTTTTATAAGAAGTAATCTAAAGGTTTCTTTACCTCTAGGAGTTATAAGTGTTTGTGTGTCGCTATGTCCCCAAGCAGTTGTAAATTCTTTTAATTCAAAGTACTTCATCTTATTTGCATAAGGTTTAATTTTTCTTTTTTTATCTCTGTAGCATAAATTCTTTTGAATTAACCACTCTGTAAAAGTTCTTTCTTTTATTCCTAATTCTTTAGCAGTATCTCTTATATTTGTAAGTAAGTTGTTATCTACTAAAGCATCAAAGTACTCTGCTTTTGGAGCCATTTCTCCAATTACCTCTGATTGTTTCTCTATGACTTTTGTTTGTTGTTTATTTTCTAGTGCTAATCTTTCATTTTCTTCAACTTGCACTAATAAATGTTGCAATGCTTCTTTGTATGTAGTTGGAACTTTTGGTTGTTGTTCTTTTATGTACTGTTCCATTTTATTGAACTTATTAACATATCTTGCTGTAAATAATATTCCTTTTTCACCAGTAAGTTTATTAGCTAACATATCGCAGCCTAATTTAGTGCATTCATAGTATTTGTTCATCTTTCCACTGTTGTCTTTATATTCATTTGCTATAAAATAATCACTAACACCCATTTGGTTGTCAGTTAAAACTTTGATTATCCCTTTTCTGTCAGTTCCTCCGTCTAGCATTCTTAATACTTCCCAATGTTTCTTTTGCATCATTTCTGCTACTTCTCTTGATGATATAGTTTGTACTAAGTTATTAATTTCGTTTATGTAATCCATACATTTCATCTCCTTTGATTATAAATTACTGTATACTTTTCTTGCTTGAGTATCCTTTATGTGTACTTCGGAAGAAAAAAATAATTCTTCTATACTAATGTCAAATAAATCAGCCATCGTCTTAGCTTCGGTTAATGTTATTTTTCTTCTTCCTGTTTCTTTATTTGCGTAACTTGTTTTAGTTACTCCTAATACTTTTGCTAAATCTTCTTGAGTGTAACCATATACATTTCTGTATATTTTTAAATTCATCAAGTTCATTCTTGCACCTCCTTGATTTAATTTATACTTTTATTATATATACGTTTCGTGTACTTGTCAATAGTTTTTCTGAAAAAGTTTTCTGTTTGTTATACTTTCTTGAAATAACAATTATTCGTTCGATTAAATATGTTATAATTACTTTATAATTTAGAGGGAATAGTATTCAGAAAGTAGAATATTATATATAGAGGGAAATGAGTGAGAAAGAAGGAAAAACATGATGAAAACACAAGGAGATATACTAAGAGAATTGCGACTGGAAAAAGATATTACGCAAGAAGATTTGGGGAAAGTTTTGAACGTAAGTAAACAAACTGTAAACAACTGGGAGAATAATAGAAGAAAATGTGATTCAGATACTTTGTTTAAGTTAGCAAAATTTTTCGGTGTTACAGTTGATTATTTGTTAGGGATTAATGAAAATAAAAAACCTATTGAAGATCTAACAGAAAAGCAAAAGCAAGCACTTCAGCTGGCAGACCAATTATCTGATGAAGAATTTAACAATATAATAAGGCTTGTAATAAGCATGAAAAGAGGGACTTAATTCTAAGTCCCTCTTTTTTACACAGATTTATTTTTTTCTACTTGTTTTTGCATTTTTTTTATTATATCTTCTAATATTTCATCGTCTACTAATAATATTTCTTCTTTTCTTTCTAATAATACACTCTTTTCTTCCAAATAGATTCCCCCTTAATACAAACAAATGTTCTATTTTATTCTTTATATATATTATACACCAAGTTATAAGTTATATATATTAT